CCGCAATGATATTCCGCGAGGAAGTTATGGCGAAGTTTGACGCTTGGAAAGGTGAGCAATGATAACAATAGGCAAAGCAGAATTGCACCACATGGACTGTATGGAGTACATGGCAGGGTTGCCAGATAAGGCTTTTGATTTGGCTATTGTAGACCCGCCTTATGGGATAGGTATTAGCTCTAACCCTGTGCGCCAGCATCACACCAAAAAGACATGGGATGCGGCAATACCGAAGTCTGATTACTTCGCTGAATTAAGGCGTGTGAGCTTCAATCAGATTATTTGGGGCGGAAACTATTTTCTTGACTTTCTTGGAGCGACGCAGGGTTTTTTAATTTGGGACAAGGTGCAGCCGCATGACTTTAGTTTAGCTATGTGCGAAATGGCTTGGAGCAGCATACAAAGCCCCGCGAAATTATGGCGGCGTTCTGTGCTCGCTGAACAGAGCAAGATACATCCAACACAAAAACCCGTAAAGCTCTACGAATGGATTCTAACAAACTACGCCAAACAAGGGCAGCGCATCCTTGACACTCATCTAGGTTCTGGATCAAGTGCAATAGCAGCAAACAACCTCGGATTTGATTTTGTCGGGATGGAATTAGATGCGGATTACTTCGCTGCGGCATGTAAGCGCGTAGAGCAAGCCAGTAAGCAAGAAAGGTTATTCGCATGAGCAAAATCACGCAATCAGCACGCAATCAACCCTGCACAGTACGCTTGCCGTTTGTTTGTAACCACGACGATAGTACGACCGTTTTCGCCCACATTAGCGGCGTTCGTCATGGTCATGGAACAGGTATAAAAACGAATTTTGGGGCTTACGCCTGCTCGAGCTGCCACGACGTGCTAGATGGTCGCGTGAAGTCGATACATTCTAAAGAGTATTTAAAACTTGCTCACTTGGAATCAGTGATTGAAACTCTGTCGATATTGCATGATAAAGGTTTGGTGAAAATAGGATGAAAAAAATGGGATTTACTCATGATGATAGCGGTGAAAAGAATGTTGATTGGTACACGCCAAAATCAATTTTTGACGCATTAGGAATAGAGTTTGATTTAGACCCATGCCAGCCAATAGGCGGAGTCCCTTGGATACCTGCAAAGAAGTATTATACCGTTGAAGATGATGGACTAATTCAAGATTGGGAAGGCAATGTATGGATTAACCCGCCATACGGTAAGGAAACAGGGAAATGGCTTAAAAAGATGGATAGCCATAAAAATGGTATAGCCTTATTGTTTTCGCGTACAGATTGCAGATGGTTTCATGACTACGTTGCTAATGCTGATAGTATCTTGTTTCTAAAAGGGCGGGTAAAATTTGTTGATGGGTTAGGGGTTTCAAAAGGAAGTGGCGCAGGTAGCGGCTCTATGCTTGTGGCTTGGGGAACAAAAAATGCCCACGCGTTAAATAATTGTTCTAGTTTAGGATTGAATATGTATTTTGATGAGTAAATAAATATGAGCAAATACAAAAACAAAAAGACAGCACTATTCGGCATCACATTCGACAGCAAGGCAGAAGCAGATAGATACCTTGTTCTCAAATCAGATTATCAGGCTGGACGCATACGAGAGTTAGAGCTGCAAAAGGTTTTCATCCTCGCGCTGTCCGTAGTTGTTCAAGGCCGCAAGCGTCCACCGTTAAAGTATATCGCTGACTTCGTGTATTGTCGTGCTGATGGCGCGTATGTGGTGGAGGATGTTAAGGGGATGGTAACTGATAGCTACAGGATAAAACGTCACTTGATGATGAGTGTTCACGGCATTGAAATTAGCGAGGTGTTTTAATGACAGGTAAGCGCGGCATGACATTTTCAGGTAACAATATCAACTCATGAAAGGAGTTAAAATGAAAGATTCGTTAGTATTGATAATTGCGGTTTCGTTTGTATCGGGTTTTGTGTTGGGGTTAATCGTGGAAAAAATCAAAGGAAAAAAATCATGAAATATGCTACTATGTTGATAGTAATGATGTTTTCACTTGCTGGTAATGCACAGGCGAGAGAGCATCTAGCACCGCTTACAGAGTGCCAGCTTAATATCGTTGTGGCTACTGCCGTTTATCAGTTGAGCATAGTAGATGCAAGAGTGCCAGACATTAGCGGCATGTTGCAAGTGGCAGCAATGGCAGTGCAAGACCAGGACACGCTGGACAAGTGGGCAAGGACAAAAGACACAACGTATAATCTTAGTGATATAAACATGGCGATTTATGATATTTCAATGAACATGATTAAAAAGAATAAGCGAAATGTCACAGAAGAAGAAATAAACACCGAAGCTATTAACAGGGTAGCTAGGGTATGTCGGTAAGATTGAGAACGATATGAAAGTAATAGGAAGAACTAATACGTTCGTGTAAGCAATTTTGCAAAAAATATAAAATAATGTTATAAATGTGGTGTTGCATTTATACGCATGGCGATTGGTTAGCGGATTGAAAAACCCACAGTTGCCAGCCATATAATTTTAGCCCGCAACGCTTAGAATATCGTCAGATATGCTGGACTAGATGATACTTGTCGATGCGCACCATGCGGGTATCTACACATAAGATCATATTGTATAAAATGAGCATGATGAAAATAGAGCAGATTACTGTCGACACGCTAATACCTTACGCAAGGAACAGCCGCACGCATAGCGATGAACAAGTGGCACAGATAGCCGCAAGCATACGCGAATTCGGCTTCACGAATCCCGTGCTGATAGACAGCGACGGCGGTATTATAGCTGGTCATGGACGCGTTATGGCGGCGCGTAAGTTGGACGTGCAGGAAGTGCCGTGCGTCCGCCTGGCGCACCTAACAGACACACAGAAACGCGCTTACATCATTGCTGATAATAAGCTGGCACTAAATGCTGGCTGGGATGATGAAATGCTCAAGCTGGAGTTTGATGAGCTTGAAGAGCTAGGCTTTGACCTTGAACTGACTGGCTTCACGCTGGACGAGATAGCGGATTTGGCACCAGATGAAGAGCAAGAAGAATCTGGCGAGCGAGTCGGTGCTGGAAGCCTCGCATGTCGCTTTATGCTTCCTCCGTTTACAGTGTTAAACGCCAGAGAAGGCTGGTGGCAAGATAGGAAAAAAGCATGGTTAGCGATTGGAATTAAGTCAGAGTTAGGGCGCGGTGGCTATTGAAAATGTCGCCAGCCAATAAGGAATGCATGTACAACAAGACAGAATACTTACGGCAGCGCCAGGCCAGCGTGCGGCTATAGCAAAAAGCAGCGCGGCGATGGGATGGGACAGGTAAAGCAATAACATGAGAAATCCGAACGCGATACCAGGTGGGGTGGGGCTATGCCGTTAGACCGAGCTAAGAAGAAAGCAAAAGCAATTCCAGGCGGCGGCGGCGGATGCTGGCTTGGAGGTAATCCTACTGAAAGCACAAAAAACTATAAACAAGGACAGGGTAATACCAGCATTGATAAAGGATTGGCATTCGGAGAAATGCAAAATTATGACGGAGCTGATAGGAGCGTATCTGGCACCAGCATATTTGACCCCGTGCTATGCGAGCTATCTTATCGCTGGTTTTCCCCTATTGGCGGAACAGTCCTAGACCCATTCGCGGGCGGAAGCGTGCGCGGTATCGTAGCCGCTAAACTTGGTCGTCAGTACATAGGCGGCGAGCTGCGAGAAGAACAAGTTTCCACTAACCGCCTGCAAGCCAACGAGATTATCTTAGGCGATGAACTTATGCCAGTCTGGGTGTGCGGGGATAGCCGAAACATTGACAAGACCTGCCATGATGTGCAAGCTGATATGATTTTTAGCTGCCCTCCCTATGCCGACCTTGAGGTGTACAGCGACGACCCGACCGATCTAAGCACTATGAAATATGCAGACTTCAAAACCGCGTATTTTGAGATTATAAAAAAGTCTTGCAGTCTGTTAAAAGATGATAGATTTGCGTGCTTTGTAGTGGGCGAGGTTCGTAATAAGAAGGGTAACTACATAAACTTCGTGGGCGATACAGTGCAGGCGTTTATAGATGCAGGACTGTCGTATTACAACGAAGCAATACTTGTTACCGCTGTCGGCAGCCTTCCGATTCGTGCGGGTAAGCAATTCAGTGTAAGCCGCAAATTAGGCAAGACGCACCAGAATATATTAGTATTCGTTAAAGGTGACGGGAAGAAAGCAGCACAGGCATGTGGCGATGTGGATGTAGATGAATCAATGTTCGATGAAATAAGCGCCGATGAGTGCTAGTTTCCCAGCCTCGATACATACGTCAACATTCTTGCCAGCCTGTGTTAAGAATCTAGGGTTAGTGTATGCCATGTGTGCATCTAATACCTAATTGCGAATACCCCAGCCTTGGGAACTTCGCGGCGATAGAAATAGCTTTCTTCCAATCATTGCTGAAAGCAGCATCTTTTAGTGTTTGCAGTTTAGTTTTCATAAAGCAACTGTAATATACAAAACGCATTAAGTCCAGAGAGACAAGGAAAAATAAATGGCAGCCAAACCACTAGACCCTGTACTGATAGACGACATCCTAATCGACTGGAGGATGGGGCAGTTAAGCCAGCAGGACATTGCTGAAAAACGTGGCGTGAGCAAGGGCGCAGTTAATAAATTGTGCAAAGGTGTCGCACAAGACGCTGCTGGCATTGTGACCGCTGGAATACAATACCAGCAAGCCTTGCACGCGCATGATGACCGCATTGTGACCGCTGTAGAGGCAGTTGTGACCGAAGCGTCAAAGCGTATGGAATGGCTAAACAAAGCCGCGTTAAAGAACGTGCAAGAGGCAATGGCGCACAGTTGCGAAAGCCAGAACGATTACCGCGCACGAGCTGACACTATCAGCAAGGCAAAAGAGGTCGTTGTAGGAAAATCCCCTGAAACAGCTATCCAGATAAACAACAACGCCCCGCAAGCAAAAACAATAAATGACTTCTACGGCAACACTTAACCCGAACCTGCGCACGTTTTGGACTACTCCAGCACGTAACCGAGTACTATACGGTGGGCGCGATAGCTCAAAGACTTGGGACGCGGCGGGGTTTGCGATATTCCTGGCACAGGCTTACAAAATCCGCTTTATGGCTACTCGGCAGTTTCAGAACCGCATAGCTGACAGCGTCTATACGGTTTTATGTCACCAGATAGAACGGTTCGGAGTTTCGCATCTTTTCGAGATAACCAACACGTCTATTTATTGCCCGTCTACTGGTAGTGATTTTATATTCTACGGGCGGTCGCGCAACATATCAGACATTAAGGGTGTTGAGGGTGTAGATATACATTGGGCGGAAGAGTGCGAGCTAATGACTGATGAGGAATGGTCAATCATCGACCCGACGCTACGAAAAGAAGGGTCGCAGCACTGGCTAATCTTCAACCCACGGCTTTCAGCTGATTTTGTTTATCAGCGATTTATCGTCAACCCGCCCGCTGATACCGTAGTCCGAAAAATAAACTACGATGAAAACCCTTTCTTGTCTAACACTTCACGCAAGCGCATCGAAGCGATGAAGATAGATGATTATGATAGCTATGAGCATTATTATTTGGGTGTACCGTGGACTGACGACGATAGGGTAATCATTAAGTTGTCGTGGATAGAATCGGCGATTGATGCGCATATAAAATTAAACTTCGCGCCACAGGGTAGAAAGATAATCGGCTTTGACGTGGCAGATGATGGGGCTGATAAATGCGCTAACGTGTACGCTCATGGTTCAGTTGCGTTATGGTGCGAGGAGTGGAAAGGCGGCGAAGATGAATTGCTTAAATCATGCTCACGAACCTATGCAAACGCACAAGAGCGCGGCGCAGATATAGGTTACGACTGTATAGGTGTGGGCGCATCCGCTGGCGGTAAATTCGATGAGCTTAATCTAGCAAATAGCAATCTGATTAAATACCACAAGTTTAATGCAGGTGATTCGGTGCATGAGCCTGAAAAGCCGTATAAGTCTGATAGCATGGCGAAGATAAAAAACAAGGATTTTTTCAGCAACTTGAAAGCGCAGTCCTGGTGGCTAATCGCGGATAGATTCAGAAATACTTATGACGCTATTCATAACGGCACACAATACAGCGCGGACGAACTCATTAGTATATCAAGCGACTTTCCAATGCTTGAGAAGTTAAAGACGGAACTGTCCACACCAAGACGAGATTTTGACGCAAATGGACGGGTTAAGGTAGAATCAAAAAAAGACCTTGCAAAGCGCGACGTACCCAGCCCAAATATCGCGGACGCATTCGTTATTGCATTTGCACCCACAAAGTCAACACGTAGCTGGTTCGGATAAAGGAAAATCATGTTTAAGTTTTGGAAGAAAGAGATAGAGCCAGCACCATTACCCAAGCATAAAAATAGCTTTTGGGGAACTCACGCATTTGACCACGGCGAATCATTTGCAAGTCCACGTGATATAGTCAATAAGATAGCGGCAGGACTGCCGTCTGGCACGATGGATGATTCAAGCACTGGCGCACCCTCATTAAAGATTATGCAGGACAACTCAAGCGCATTGAATGACGTGCTAATGATGTGGTACGCTTCACAGGGTTTTATCGGGCATCAACTATGCGGGATATTGTCGCAGAACTGGCTAATTAACAAAGCGTGTTTAATGCCAGCCCGCGACGCAATCCGAAACGGCTACTCAGTTGCATCCGTTGACGGTGACAATATGCCAGAAAATTCGACGAAGATAATTAACTATTATGACCGAAAGTTTCTGCTTAATAAGCACCTGGAAGAGTTTATTTATAAAGGTCGTATATTCGGCATTAGAATTGCATTATTCAAAGTTGAAAGTACAGACCCAGATTACTATGAAAAACCGTTTAATCTGGACGGGATAACGCCGAATAGCTACAAGGGGATTGTACAGGTTGACCCGTACTGGTGTGCACCTATTCTTGACGGATTATCAGCGGCTCAACCTGATAGCCTACATTTTTACGAGCCGACTTGGTGGATAATTAACGGCGTGAAGCATCATCGTTCACATCTAATCATATTCCGAAATTCTGAATTAGTGGATTTACTCAAGCCGTCATATTTATACGGTGGAATCCCAGTTCCCCAGCAAATCATGGAGCGAGTTTACGCGGCTGAACGAGTGGCTAACGAAGCCCCACAACTAGCACAGACAAAGCGCACTACTGTGTGGATGACCGACATGGAAAAGTTCGTTAGTGCTGGCGATAAGGCAATATCAAGTCTGAACGATTGGTCATACTATCGTGATAATTATTCGCTTAAAATCGGCGATAAAGAAAGCGACGAGTTTAATCAATTCGATACTACGCTTGCAGATTTGGACAGCGTTATCATGACGCAGTATCAGATTGTCGCGGCGGCGGCAAACGTGCCAGCGACTAAGCTACTTGGTACAACGCCTAAAGGCTTCAACTCAACGGGCGAGTATGAAGAATCCAGCTATCATGAAGAGTTAAAAAGCATACAAGCAAATCACATGACCGCACTGGCTGAACGGCATCACGAACTGGTAATGAAATCATACGTTGCACCTAAATTTGGATATATCCAAACAGCGGTGATGTGGAATCCATTAGACACGCCTACAGCACTGGAGTTAGCACAAACTAATCTAGCCAAGGCACAAGTGGGCGCGGCACTAATCGCGTCTGGTGCAATCAGTAGCGAGGACGAACGCGCAAGGGTAGCCAAGGACAAAGAATCAGGCTACAACGAATTGGGCGATGATGATGTGCCAGCGGGTGAAAATGAAACCAAATAACATTAAGCGCGGCGGCGTTCTAATCCCTTCGGCATCAATCCGAATCAGGTTTGAACATGCTATCACGAAGCTAATCACGAATATGGCGCAAGAGATTAAGCTCGAAGTCCGTAGCGTGTACGCCGTTGGTATGGATGGCACGGCTATGGATGCAAGTCCAGCAAGTCAAGCACGAATCAGGCTTAATGCCGTGATGACTAAGTACGTTCCGCTATTCGGTAAACTGGCTGACGAAGAATCAGCGCGAATGGTAAACGATACGCTTAAAAATGCGACTGTTACTGCGAGATTGTCACTCAAGGAAATAAGCGAGGACTTTACTATCAAAGCGGTGGATATTGACGAGCGTACCCGTGAGATAATGAAAGCGTCAACCCAGCAAGCAGCTAGTTTGATTAAGCTAATCCCGCAAAAGTATCTGTCTGACGTGCAGGGGCAGGTAATGCGTTCTATAGTTGGAGGGAATGGACTGCAAGACTTAATCCCCTATCTTAATAAGATGTATAACGGCAATATAAAGCACGCACGACTTGTTGCGTTAGACCAAACC